GGAGGCGACCACTCTAGCTGCTATAAAATAATATGGAACGCTACCGAGCTTCCCAAAGAGTATACTGAGAAGTACACTAACCTTAATGGTTCCGGTAGGTTACCAGATATGACACCGGGGGGTATCAGTTCTGACACGGGGGTGGTGTCAAATATGACACCCAAAGATAATACCACAGAAGATAATGTCGGAGCTAAAGCTCCTCCGGTACATGGTGCGCGTGTGCCGTACGAGACCATCAGGGAAATTTACAACGCGGCTCAGCAGAAAGGGCTGGGTGTTACTCATGGGCTACCTGGCTGGAAAGTTTGCCGTAGCACAAAGGATGTAGATCGACGTATGGGCCTAAAGCGATTGTGGGATGTGACCGGCACTGAAGATAAGCTTAAAAGCTTCTTGGAAAAAGCGTGCAGGAATGAACACTGGCGTGGTGGTAACTCGCGGGGATGGAGAGCGGACGTTGACTTTCTATGCAAACCCAAACAGCTACGCAGCATCGATGAGATGGATGACTCACCTGTCTCAGCAATGGAAGCGCAGGTTAGGCTAGGCGTTACCAAGCTAGAAGAGCGCGGGTCGAAGTGGAAGATCACACTCACAGCACAAGGCATCATTGATTCTTTTGCGCTGCTAAAGAGTGGGGGGCATTCAATACCGCCACGAAGCAGCTTTGACTACATAGCACAGACTATAGCCGAAGGACTCAGCGGTGCGAGTGACGAAGACCTTCTCGCCGCAACAAGAGAATTTATGAACCAAGCTGATAATAGCTTCTGGCCCAGACCAGGTACACTTTTTAAGATATGGCAGGACAATGTTTGATATAAGCTTCGTAGCACCAGTCGCACCAAAGGGAAAAGCCCGGCACCGAACAGCAAAGGGCAGAGCCTATACGCCAGCAGACCAGGTACGATGGGAACAACAATTTGCACTTTTTGCTGCGCAGCATCGACCAGAACAGACCTTAACAGGACCGCTAGGTCTGTACGTTACGGCGGTGTTCCCAAGACCGAAGCGGCTCCTGCGAAAAAAAGATCCTGCGGACTTTATTTTCCATATCAGTAAGCCGGACGCTGACAATGTCTGCAAGTCCATATGTGATGCATTGAATGACACAGGCTGGTGGAGAGATGATTCGCAGGTTGCTTTCATGAGTTGTACGAAATACTATGAGGAGAAAGAGGGTCCAGGCCCTAGATTAATTATACGCATTGTGGAGTTGAAAAATGCCTAAGGTCGCAGGAAAAAAATACCCATATACCGCAGCAGGAAAAAAAGCCGCAACTAAAGCAAAGAAGCGCGTGGCAAAGAAAAGTCCTACAGTAAGGCGCCGAAGAAAAGCGTAGTGGTTACTAGGACCAAAAAGAAAAAGACTACGGCGGCACAGCGCGCTATAAAGCGGGCAGGGGTTAAAGGGCTTAACAAGCCTAAGCTGACCCCCAAACACCCCAAGAAAAAAGGGGTAGTGGTGGTTAGAGATGGCAACAAAGTCAAAACGATACGGTTTGGCGCGAAGGGGTACGGGCATAACTATAGTTCGGGCGCCCGCAAATCCTTCAAGGCGCGACATGGTAAGAACATTAAGAAGGGTAAAACCAGCGCGGCTTATTGGGCTGACAAGGTTTTGTGGGCAGGCAAGAGTGGGAAAAAGAAAAGTCCCCCGAAAGGCCAGCGGAGAAAGTAATGGCTGCTAAGAAAAAGGCGACCGTTAAGAAAAAGACGACTAAGCGGAAGCGCAATTATCGCAAAGAGTACGATGCGTTTCACGCTAAGCCTAAGCAGAAGAAGAACCGCGCTAAACGAAACGCCGCAAACCGAAAGCTTAAGCCGGGGCCCGGCAAAGAGGTCGACCACATTAAGAGCATGAAGAAGGGCGGTGGAAACGGCAAGAAGAACCTAAGGGTAGTCAGCCGCAAGACCAACAGAAAGAAAGGTTCTAAGTAAATGCCAAACGAACCAGACCAGGAGTTAGTTGATATCTTTAGGCGAGCGCGTGCAGCAACTGCTCGAGGAGACGTTGACGCAGCAGCAGACGCGGTCCTCGAGGCCAGCCTGTATCACGGCGTCGTAAAGGGAAACATGAAGGCTATGGGCCTGTACCTTGTGGGCAGCGGTGCGATTGATGGCGTGCAGCAGCGAAAGAAGATGGCACAACAGATAGCAACAGAGACCGTGCGTTTGGTCGAAAGTGGCGAAGAAGCATCGCAATCTGACGACACAGACTATGACGCAAGGCTCGAAGCAGCGGGCAAATGACCAGAGAAAAATACCTGAGAGCATGCGAGGACGACTTTTCCTTTTGGTGCCGCAATGAGGTTAAGATTCGCCCAAAGCAAAAGGTGCCAGGCGGCCTTGTGCCCCTAGAGCCCAACCCGGGTCAAAGCAAGATTATCAATGTTATCGATGACTTAGAGACGCAGGGTAAGCCAGCGTGGGTAATAACTCTCAAGCATAGGCAGTGGGGTAGCTCGACGCTGTTCCAGGCTTACGCAATGCATAAGTGTAGGTTTACTCCGTACCTGGAGGCGCTGGTCATCGGTGACCGTGAGCGCACCACCCGAAAGCTAATGGCGATGAACAGGCGTATGCTGGAGAACCTGTCGCCTGTCGTTATGGATGGCTGGGAAAGAACCATCGATAGAACAGACTCGCATTATGAGTGGAGCAATGGTTCGATCTTGTCTATTGATACAGCCGGGCAAGCTCAGGCCGCTCGTGGTATTACAGCAGACTTCGTGCATGGCTCCGAGGCAGCTTTCTGGCCAAACGGGGACAAGCTCATTTCCGCTATGACGCCCGCTGTGGCTGAGAGCGCAGGCTCTATGTTTGTTTTAGAGTCTACGTCAGCCGGGGCGTTTGGTATTTTTTGGGAAATCTGGGAGTCAGCAGACAACCCCAGCAGCCAATGGACTAAGATTTTCGTGCCCTGGACCACGCACCCAGAGTACGACGACACCTCTCGCATTGACCCTGAGCTACGCAACCTGGGGATACGCGCCTCAGAGGGCGACGAAACCGCTCTGCAAGACCTAAAAGACTTAACCAAAGAAGAGCTAGAGTGGCTGGTTAATGGCGATATGAACATTGGCCAGGCGTTCTGGCGAAGGCGCACTGTAGCCACACGCTTCATGGGCAAAGAAGAAGAGTTCTCTAGGGAGTACCCGTCAACTGCTGAGGAGGCTTTTCGCTCTGCTGCGAACGAGTTTCTTAACGATCACGGCAGAAAGATGCAGAGAGAAGCCAAAGATGAAGACTACAACACATATGACATCGATGTCTTCGGCGCCAGACTACATGAGACCGATAAGATGGCCACAGATGGTGACCCACTGCTCGAGTATCTAGACAATGAGCCTGAGTTCAGGCCAGAGCTAGGGCCTATTGAGGAAGGCTGGGTGCATGTTTTTGAAGAGCCAGAAGAGGGCGAAACCTACATCGTAGGCGTTGACCCCAGCGAAGGAACAGGCAACGACTATGCGTCTTTTGCCGTTCGGTGTCATGATGAGATCGTTGCGTGTGGATACAGAAACGACATGTCCACAGATGTGTTTGCAATGTACCTGGACACGCTAGGCCGGTGGTATAATGGAGCAACGCTGCACATAGAACGTGCAGGCGGCGGGCTTGCTGTTATCAACACACTGATACGGCTACACTACCCCAACCTCTACGGGACCGAGTCGTTTGATGAGCATGGTGAGTCCAGGGGTCGAAGGGTGGGATTTACTCCTACCGCAGACTCTGTGAAGTCGCTGTTGGCGATGCTTCGACACGAGTTAAACACCGGCTCGCTTTTATTGCGACACCCGCGAGCACTTATGGAGTGTGGTTGGGTGCGGCGTGTGGTTCGTAGACGCGCTGATGAAACCCTCGTAGCTGAATGGAAAACACCAGGCAAAGGCAGGGAGATGCCCAGCGGCGAAAGGCTAAGCGATGACCTCTTTAGGGCAGCAGCGCTTACCATCATGCCAGCACGAGACTCTGCGTGGCAGGCAGACCTTGAGCAGGCGGAGGCTTTTGTAGGTGTGCCAGAAGCGACAACGGCATCTGCTCCACACTATGAGTACCACAATCCACTGTTTGAGGAGCTAGACGAGGGTGGAATTGCTGTTCAAGACGGCAACTATGACACCTTTGAAATAACACCAGAGCTTGACGGGGACGCTGACTTGCCGTTACCTTAGCGGCATGGAGAATCTTCTGCCTTTTATCGTGTTGTTGGTCGCGGCTCAGGTGTTGACGGTGTATTTCATTACACGGGCACATGCGCGCTCTATTGAGGAGTTCCGTAAGGTTTTACTGGAAAGAGAAGAGACTGAGCGGTACTATTACAGCATAACATCTACAGATCCCAACACAGACAACACAAACCTAGAGGTGGTATAATGGGAAGCGGTGGCGTGCCAGCAATTATGGGCATTAAGCAAGAGGAAGACCCGTGGTATGTGGATGCTGTCGAGGTCGCCCTTGAGGTCGGGCTAACTGTCGGCGGTGGTGTGCTTGGTTCATTTGGCGGACCGTTGGGGGCGAAGCTGGGGGCCATGCTGGGGCAACAGGTGGGCTCAGCCCTTACAGGGGAGCAGAACCTGCCTACTGAGGTGGCGTATGCTATCGGCGAACTGGGAACGGTCGATGTTTCAGGAATCAAGAACCCACTCACAGAGCCCGACAAGGACACGCTTTTTGGCAAGCTAGTTGGCGCTCTAGGGGGCGGCACAGATGAGGTAGAGAGGCAAGCGGCAGACGCACTTAACGTAGACGACAGTGAATACGCCAACAAGGTCAACTCAGCGTTAGCCTCAATAGTGGGCGGTGAAGTGGGTCCACCTAGTCTGGTTGACAATGTTGGTCCACCTAGTCTGGTTGACAATGTTGGTCCACCTACTATGTTTTCCGCAGACAACGTGGCAGCACTGGCAGCGATGAAAGATATGGAGTCGAGCGTTGAAGAAAACGTGGGTCGACTTGTAAGCGGGCAAGATGTTCGTGGCGCAGTGAATATGCGTGGCACGCCCTTAACTAACCTTCAGTATGATGTTGGCGGTCTAGGCGGAGTGCTGACCAATAACGTAAGTGGCGTGCCAAGAGGCGAGCGTCCTGCTAGCAGTTATGGCGCCACTCCTTTTATTAATACGCCAGGGATTGAAAACCTGCAAAACCTATTGTCAATACAGGGCACCTAAAATGGCGCAAATCAATGAGGGCGGAGAGTCCCGGTTAATCACATTAATTGAAGACCGCCTTGAATCCAGCGTTAAGTCTAAGTCTGAGCGCATGGAAGAGGCGCTAACAGTGCTTCTTGCCTATTGTGGTTACAGTATCGACAAGGCTCGTGACTATGCTGTCAGCGCAGCATCTACATCGTCACAGCTACCACGGTGGTTCGAGGACAGGGTTGTTTTAAACGTTCTGAACCCCATTGCCAGAACCGCAGCTTCTATTATTACAGCTAACAATCCGACATGGGTTGTGCAGCCTACGGGTGACACTGCCAGCAAAAGACAGGCTGCGCGTGGGGTCCAGCAGTTGCTCGAGTGGTTCTATAGGACAAATGAGATTTCATCATTGATGGATGACGTTGTTCTGCGCTCTATTTTAACGGGCTATGCTGGTATTTATGTAGACTGGGACAGCGTGGTTGGTAACGGCCAATACAGGGACCAGGACTTTGGTCGAGAGGGCTGGTTCGTAATGGAGCCGGTTGATATTTTTAACTGGCACATGGAGCCCGGCACAGGCGATGGTAGCAAGGCGCACTATGGTATTCGTGAAACTACGATGCACATCGAAGAGGCCCGGCTATATTACAACACAAACAAGATCCAACCGCGTAAGACAGACAGCGATGAAGATGAGACTATAAAGCGCCACCTTCGGGTTGTAAGAGAGCTTGATGGTGACTCATACGAGCCTGACTATGAAGAGCGCGTTCGTGTAATAACGTATTATGAAAAGCCCGGTTACAGCTTCCCAAAGGGGTATGAGGTAACGATTGCTGGCGATGTGGTCGTTGACTCGCAGGATCATCTTTTGTTAGGTGAATTCCCAGTGTATTCAATGAATTACACAAATGAGCCTCATCGAGACTATGGTTCGGGGCTAGGTACAGGGCTCTTACAGTTACAGCGTGATATGTCTATGACCTGGAACGGGTATCGTGCTCGTCGAGATCAAGAGATTATGCCACCGTGGTTGGTGCCTAAGGGGTCTGTAAGTCGCGGTATTAATACGCGCCCAAGGGCAATTAACGAATACAACGCTCGGATGGGGGCGCCTGCACAAATGGCGTTCAATCCGTTAAGCCAGGTTGTGGGCTCTATGGGTGACAAGACTCTTAGTATGATGGAGTATGTGTCTGGCATTAACGACAGTTCTCGTGGTGAGGCGCCTACGTCAAACGCAACGGGTCGCTTAACAGCCTTTTTGGCGGAGCTAGATAATCGCCGCCTCGGACCTACAGTGCGCCAAGCCACTAAAATGCTTAAGCGTGTTGGTAACCGAATGGTTCGTTTGTGGCAAAATTACGGCAGCGAGATGGTTGTGATTTCTGTTTTCGGCAATGGCCGTTCCGGCGAAATTGCAGAAATTAGAAAGCGAGACCTTGTGTACAGTGACATTGATATTGATGTGGCTAGCTTAATGCCAAGAACACAGCCGTTGCGCCAGGAGACAATTCTTAATCTGTTGCAGATGGGTGTCATCGATAAGCAGAAGGCTCTTGACGCGCTTGAGTTCGGTGGGTTTGAAGAGGCAATAGGTGTAAGTAGCACAGAGACTCTGAACGCTCGAACTGAAAATGCGTTGCTGGATGACCTGTCTGTGGATGTCGACCAGGTGGAAGTGTTAGAGTACGAGGACCACCAGGTGCATATTGATGAGCACGTCAAGCATGTATTGCTCGAGCAGCCTGGTGGCGCTATAAGATCGCGGTTCGATCAGCACATTAAAAAACACAAAGACGCAATGGCTGCTACAGCAGCCGCAGCACAGGGACCGCCACAACCAGGAGGCCCTCCGGCAGGGGGTCCGCCAGGGTTAGCTGGTGGTGAGCCAATCGTTGGAGGGGCGGGTGTTGTGCCGGGTGGTTTGCCTGAGGGTATGATCGATCTTGTAGAACCAGGGGTTGACACAGGTGCCGAAGCGGAGTTAGCATCCATGGCAGGCATAGAGTAGGGAAATTATGGCAGACCAGCTAGAACAAGAACAATTAGAATTAGAAGCAACGGGTGCGCCCGATGTTGCAGTTGATCCGATGGGTGGAGCGGGGGCCCCTGTTGCGCCAGCGGCAGAAGAGGCTCCAGGCTTCGACCTAGAGGCTTTGTTGGGTGAAATTGAGTCCAACGAAATGGCTGCGGCGCCTGCTGCGCCAACACAAGGTGGCCAGTCTGCTCTTGACGAGTTTAAGGCTGCGCGTGAGGCCTTGGCTCGCGAAGATGAATTCGAGCAGCAAGATGTTGTGACAAAGCGCTTTTCAAATATTGAAGGCGAGTTGCAAAGAATTAAAGCAGAGCGTGACGCAATTGTGGCGCAAAAGCTTCGAGACAATATTAACACTACAATTAATGCGACTGTTGGTGATGAACTGACACGCCTTGAGATTGATCCTACGACCGGACCTGGAAAAGCCTTTGCTAGATTACTAGCCAATAGTGCGATGGTGGCTGTTGCTAAAGAGCAAACTCGAATGGGGCGGCAAGACATTGACCTGAACTCTGTACAGAGACAGGTTAAGAACTATGCCAAACTGCTTGAGCGAGTTTCGTCTGAGGTTGCAACAAAGCAAACCTCTAAGCAGCGGCGTGCGGCTGCTGGTGTTGCTAAGACACCAGTGACTCCATCAAAGCCTGTTGGCGATATGAGTGACGAAGAGTTCGACGCTGCGGTACTAGCCGCGTTTACTAACAGATAGGAGTTAAATCATGGCATTCGGTACCGGCATTCCGAGCCCTACAGTAACGGGTGGTTATAGTGGTGGGGCGCTCAGCGTCTCCGACCTTAACGAAATCCTCACTAAATTTTACATCCCTCGAATGTTCGAGCAAATTAAGGTCGAAAACCCGGGGTACAACTTTTTCAAGGACATGACCACTTTGGTCAACTGGGGCCCAGGTGGTACAGCTACCTTCCCACTCCGCAAGCGTGCTCGTCGCGCTGTGGTTGGTGGTACGGCTGGACGTCTGCCTTCCGGTGGAGCACCAAGCTACAGCACAGCGTCCTTTGAATATCCAATTTTCCGCATTTTGGTTAACTTTATGTGGGACGCGCAGCAGCGTGCTGGTCACGAGCGATACGTTAAGAACTTGATCGATCAGTCAATGACTGACGCTAAGACTGAGTTCCTTCGTCGTCAAAACATCTACCTTTATGGTGGATCTCGCGACAAGCTTACTGAGGATGCGCTTAAGTTTGGTAGCGCAGAGCACAGTAGTGCGGACGACGCATACGGTAAAACCTGTATGGTTGGTGTGTTGAAAGAGTCTTCTGGCTCTGACACCTCGATCAAGGTTGCACATCCGTGGATTGACGGTGCTGGAACGCACAAGGCTCAAGGTGGTATGTGGTTGCAGCCTGGTGACTTCATCATGATCGTCGGTAAAGACGGCGCTAAAGATGACATGCAGCATATTAAGATCAACTCGATTGATCGCTCTACTTACTCGTCCGATGGTTGTGCTACGGTAACCCTTAATACGGCATGCAAGAGGGACTTCCCATCTGGCTCGCCTATTTACCTGTCCTCGCCAGCAGCAGAGTCTAGCGCTTTGTTCAGTCGAGACGGCGCAACAACTTTCGAGAGTGCAGACTGGGAGCTTTCCGATTATGCTTCAGAGTATTTCGGTATGGCTAACTTCCTGTATGACACTAAGGTGTTTGGAAAGCAGCGCGACACTGCGGGTGCCGCTGGTACCTGTGGTGAAACAGCCGCTGGTGGTGGCGACGGATATTGGGACAGCAAGATTAAGCACAACTCTGGCGTTAAACGCGCACTTAGTTATGAGTTGATTGACGAGCTTCTGTTGGAAATGAACCAACAGTACTTCGTTAAGCCAAACCTTGCGATCATGAATCCGGGCATGTGGCATGAGTTCCTTTCTCTTGCCGAGGCTAACCACGCATTCTTCAACCAGAAGACTGTGACTCCTGGTCATAAGCCAGGAACTGACCCTAACTACATCACTGCCAATGCAACGCTTGGACAGGGCAACATTCAGATCCTTGTAGATCACCATGCCCCACACGAGCAGATCATTGTTTGCGATAAGGGTGAGATGGGTTATGCGACAGCGCACGCGATGGGCGAAGCAACCGAAGACGGCGGCTTCCTCCGACACTCCTCATCCAGCTATGACGATTGGCATGGTTGGTTGCGTTGGGCCGGGCAGTTCATTACGTACAGCCCGACATCGATTGGATTGCTTCAGGATGTCACTCAGGACATCGTAGCTCTCTAAGAGGTCTTCCTCCCTTCCCAGGACCAAGGGGGGTCTAGTGCACGCTAGGCTCCCCTTTTTTTTAGGATTTTTTTATGCAGCAACACCAGACAGCAGATTTTGAAACGAAAACGCCTGTTAAGGAGGATCTCCCTCCTATGACTGCGGATGCAACATGGTTCCCGGGTGCGCTTCCACGGGAAACAATGAAGAGCCTAAAGAGGCTCGATAAGAGATTAACGCTTAAGTGGAGCCCCCGACTGGAGTGTTGGGAGGTTTGGCATGAGCGTAACTTCCAGCAATACTGCTTTTATAGGCACATGTCTCACAATGGGGGCTTTCGCCCAGCAGACAGATCGCTTATTATGGAAGTCACACAGAGAGCAATGTGGACGCCAGAGGGCCAAGAGATGCTTCGTAGCCAAATGAGAGAGGCGCATTACGCGGCAACTAACACCGAAACAGGCCGTGATCCTGATAAGGTTCAGTGGCAATCAAGAAAGGAGCGCGAGAGATGAACCGAGCGTCAGCCGAAACCTTATTGCGCATTCTTTTGGGAGACACAGGTAAGTCCATTTGGAGTGACGCAGATCTACGTGCCATCCTCGACAGGTCTAACAACCGCATGTATCGAAGGGTAATCTTGGCCCACCCAAGCGTTGCTGTAGATAAGGTCGGCTATACGTACTCCGCTGACACAGAGGAAATAGACTTAAGCTCGGACATTGGTGGGACTGCAAGAAAGACATTCATCAGTGTAGAAAAGGTTTTTTGGAAGCCAGCAAACACGGACCTGTACCAACAGCTACCTGTTGTGCAGCTTGATGAGTTAGAGGAGCTAGACGCAGGGACAAACGCGACTTACGACATAGCTGCCATAATTAACAACATCTACCCAGAGCAATACTATTGCGTGTTTAGGGCAGGGTTTGACAAGCTTATGGTTCGCCCAATACCTAACAAAAACCTCACGTTAAGGGTCTATGGGACGCTGGACCTGGGTGAAACAGCTATGACCGATGGTAACGTAGATCTCATGGGTGGCTTTTTTCCACACCTGCACGAGGCAGTCGTTCATGATGCGGGCTACCTAGCAACATTTAAAGACCAGACAGTGAGAGGCGAATTTAAGCAACAGAGAGACGAGGTTCTAGGTTTGTTGGGTGAAAGGTCACTTACGGAGCGCATGTCTAACTAATGGCTTCGTTGCACCAAAATAGATCTAGGTTAAACACGGACCTAAAGTTAAGCATGTCTGGCCCCGATGACGACAACGGGTTTCGTGTATTGGTGAACATGACGCCTTCAGGGGCAGGGCTTGAGCGTCGACCAAGCATTGTGGCAACACCTATAGGGTTTAGCTCGGCCAATCAGACGAACAGCGCAAGCACTGCACACCAACTTGGGTCTTACAGCACACAGCTAGACCTAAGCCAGCACACCGACAACGCCAGCAACTTTACAAGCACGTTTGCCGAGACGAACCAGATATTTGAAGGCATTGATGTTGAGATTGTGCAGGACCGCTTGGTTTGTGTTTATTTGATAAAGGCACAGTCTGGAGCGGTGGACCTGAAGCTTGGGTGGAGTTGGCATTGGCCACAAGACCCACTGTTGGGCTCGCAGTCCGTTGTGAACTCCGGTGACACTGGGAGTAGCATTACGCTAATTACAAGCGACTATGGGGCATTACACCCATACACTGTCGCGTCCTATTGGCAGCGCCGCGTTGTGGAAGCTGTGGATATGTTCATGATCACAGGATACGGCGTTGGCGGAAACCGCATCGGCGGAACCGCTATACCAGGAACACTCAGCAATGACAGCATCCCAATTTGGGAGTCCACCGCCCTGCTTATGGACAACTTTCCGAAAGACGTCACCTACGGGGCGAACATGGACGACGTCAGCACGATACCACGGTATGACGCAAGCTCTTCGTTCTACATCGACCATGGCCCTAAAGAGGCCTTCGCTCACGTAGACAGGTTCGGACAGGTTTTCTGGTACGGATTCACTAACACGCCGTACAAGTTTACAGGCGTAACACCGACAGAGCGCATACTGTTCGACAAATCAGAGCTTTCCCTAGATACAGGCGCGTCTGTGGTCATAATGCGACCATACGACATCTTTATAAGCGAAGAGTTGTTGCCGCAAAGCCTCAACACTATTGGGATTTTTCCTTTAAATCAGGCTTCTGGGGCAGATGACGAGGTCATAGGTATCGCAGACACCAATGCGGGCAATGTCATTTTTTCCAGGCACTCCATTCAGGTGTTTAACGGCATCGGCAGCGACCGGAATGACGGCTCGGTGAAAATAATAACAAACAGGGTGGGCTGCGACGCCCGACACAGCATCAAGTCTATGCGTGCAGGGGTGTTCTTTGCCAACCACGACGGGGTTCACATGCTTTCTGGCGCCAGCGTGGCGCGCATTGAGGCGTTTGATGAGCTTTTTGGTGATGGCGTTGCGGTTGACAGGGGCCCATACAGCACATACCAAGGAGACGCAGACGGCGCAGCGCCATCTGGGTCATCCATGGAGGACAACGAGACGCACGACTGTGACCCATGGCAAAATTACAAAGTAGACCATGACCGGCTAGACCGGGCAGTGGCTGGGGTATGGGACGACCTGTATATTCTGTTCTGCTCTATGGAGGGCCACGATCCTGGCGACGACAACCGCCTTGCCCTCGTCTACAACCAGATAACAAACAAAAGCACCATTTGGTTGCTGCCAAAAAACATGGGCGTTCGCGGATTTGCATACAACGGCAAATTCAGCACGCCCTTTGTCATGACCAGGTATGGCCTAGCAAAGCTAGACTCAACGACCGGGGTAGACGAGGTGTGGGTACGCACTGGCAGCGGAACCGGCATGGCACCAGTGGTCTCGTCCGTTAAACCATACCCAGCAGTGGTCGCTCAAAGCAAGCTTCTCCCAAACATAGAGGCAGCCGTGGTGGTGCCCGACGTAAATGTTCACCACACTGTGCGCATTGACGACAGCGTAGACGACGACATGAAGATACGGTTCCAAATATGGAGCCATGTGGCGGACCTGGCCGCAGGGCAGTCAACTCTTGACACGAGCCAGT